TAGAGATGAAAGAGTTAGACTTAATGGTATTGACACTCCAGAATCCAGAACATCTGATAAAGTAGAAAAGGTATTTGGTATGGCAGCTAAAGATAGATTAAATTCTTTACTGGGAGGCGAAGCTATCTTGTTATCACAAGTAACAAAGGGTGGAGAGAACATGAAAGGTAAGTTTGGTCGTATTCTTGGTAACTTTAGAACACTAGATGGTAAAAATGTTAGTGATGTCTTACAAGAAGAAGGACATGCTGTTGCTTATCAAGGTGGAAACAAAGATGAAGTTCAAGCAAAACATTTAATCAATCGACAAAGACTAATTAATGAAGATAAAGTGCCTACACCAGAAGGTATGGTGAAAACAAAAGGTGCTTACAATGAATTTAAAGCAACTAAGCCGCCATTAAAGAAAAAAAAGAATAAAAAGAAAAAGTAAGAATAATATAGGAGGACGCTTCAATGAAATATCTTAAAAAGATAGTTGATTGGGTTATTCAATCATATGAACCTGAAAAATCAAAATTTAAACCAAAAAAAATCTACAAGATAAAAGGTAGAACATATTATTTAAGGAAATCAAAAAAAAATGCCAGCAGTAAGTCGAAAAGGAGATAGTTTAAGTACAGGACACGTTTGTACAGCAATTACAACTTTAGCCACGCCAGGACAGTCAACTGTCTTTGCAAATTCAATTCTTATTGCAAGAATAACAGATAAAACCGTTTCTCATACAAACCCACCGGCGCCTGCTTGCCCAGCACACGTTGCTAATGTCAATGTAGGTAGTGCAACAGTATTTGCGGTTGGTTTAGCAATGGCTCGTATAGGAGATAGTACAGACTTAGGTGCAATGACATCAGGTAGTGGTACTGTTTTTGCTGGTGGGTAATATCGGTATAAATAGTAGTAGGAGATAAATATGGCAAGTTATGACGCTGGTTCACTAACAAACAAAAGTAAAAGAAGTGCAAGAATCTATAAAGATTTGAATTTAGACTTTGCACAAAATACTGCTACAAAAGATATTCAAAAAATATCAGATATTGAAGCAGTAAAGAGAAGTGTACGAAACTTAATTAACTTGAATCATTATGAAAAGCCTTTTCACCCAGAGATTGGGTCTAATTTAAGAGCAATGTTATTTGAAAACATAACTCCTCAACTAACGCATTATATTGGAAAACAAATAGAGTTATTAATTAAAAATTACGAACCAAGATGTAGATTAACACAGGTTAAAAATATGCCTAACTTAGAAAAAAATGGATACTCAATTTCAATATCTTTTTATGTAGTTAATCACCCTCAACCAGTTCAAGTAGAAACATTTTTAGAAAGATTAAGATAATATGGCAACAAAATTAGACATATCACAATTAGACTTTGACGGTATCAAAGATAATCTAAAAACATTCCTATCACAACAGGATGAGTTTACTGATTATGATTTTCAAGGTGCTGGTATGAATGTTTTACTAGATGTTCTTGCTTACAACACACACTATCTTGGTTACAATGCCAATATGATGGCAAATGAAATGTATCTTGATAGTGCTGATCAAAGATCAAGTGTAGTATCATTAGCAAAACAAGTTGGCTATACTCCAAGAAGTGCTAGTGCTTCACAAGCAACAATTGATGTTGTTGTAAACAATGCTAGCGGTGCTTCTCTTACAATGTCAAGAGGAACAAAATTCACAACTACGGTTGACGGAACAAACTATTCTTTTGTAAATAATGCTGATGTAAGTATTTCTCCAGCAGATGGTGTTTACAAATTTTCTAACCTAGTGGTATACGAAGGTACATATTTAAATTACAAGTACACAGCAAACACAACAGACACAGATCAAAGATTTATTATACCAAATGATAATGTTGATACAACAACCCTTACTGTTAAGATACAGGAATCTTCTTCAGACTCTACGACAAACACATATTCATTAGCAAGTGGTATCACAAACATAGATTCTACATCTAAAGTTTATTTTTTACAAGAAGTTGAGAATGGAAGATTTGAAGTTTATTTTGGTGATGGTGTTTTAGGACAATCAGTTGCTGATGGTAACATTGTTATACTAGATTACATAACTTGCAATCGTGAAGAAGCAAATGGTGCTACTTCATTTACATTATCAGGAACAGTTGGCGGTTTTTCAAATGTAACCATTACAACAATAGGTAATGCAGCTGGTGGTAATGCTCCTGAAACAATTAAATCAATTAAGTATAATGCACCAAGAGATTATTCATCACAAGATAGAGCAGTCACAGCAGATGACTATAAAGTTCTTGTTAAGAGTTTATATGCCAATGCTCAATCAGTTCAAGTTTATGGCGGTGAAGATGCTGCTACTCCTGACTATGGAAAAGTTTATGTTTCAATTAAAGCAAAATCAGGTTCTAATTTAACAGAGGTAACTAAGACAAGTTTAGTGCAAAGTCTTAAATCGTTTGCTGTTGCTTCAGTAACGCCTGTGATTATTGATCCTGAAACTACTTTCATTATTTTAGAAACAACTTTTAAGTATGACTCTAGTTTAACGACTAAAGACATATCAACAATTGAAACAAATGTATTGGATGCTATCACAACTTACAATACAGACACACTAGAGGATTTTACAGGTATGTTTAGATATTCAGCAGTAGGACAGGTTATTGATGGTGCCGAATCATCTATTTTATCTAACATCACTAAAGTTAAAATGTATAAAAACATTACACCAACTTTAAATTCAGGATTAAAATACACATTATCTTTTAATAATGCATTTTTCAATCCACACTCTGGTCACAATACTACTGGTGGTGGTATTGTATCTTCAACAGGATTTAAAATCAATGATGACAGTTCAACTAACGAACATTTCTTAGATGATGACGGTAATGGTAACATAAGAGTTTACTATCTAAATGGAACAGTTAGAGTATATACAAGTTCTACTTTTGGTACGATTAATTACACTACTGGAGAAATAATTTTAACTTCTGCTCATCTAACAAGTATATCAAATGTTGATGGTGCGGCTAGTACCATAGTAAGAGTGACAGTTCAACCAGATTCAAACGATATCGTACCTGTAAGAAATCAAGTGTTATCAATTGATACAACTAACTCAACTATAACTGGATCAGTAGATACGATAGAGAGTGGTAGTTCACAAGCAGGAACATCTTACACAACAACTAGTAGTTATTAGGTCTAGGTAATGGACATTAAAAAAACAAATAAAAAAAAACTATCCACACTTGTTAAACAACAGGTACCTGAGTTCGTATTAACGGACCACCCCAAATTTACAGAATTTCTTACATCTTATTTCCTATTCATGGAATCTGCTGAATTAAATTTAGATACAATTACAGACATAGATCAAATACTTTTAGAAACAGTAGGTGTATCAGATAGTTTTGTTTTACTCAATCAGACAGACAAAAATGGCCTAGACGCAGGTAATAGAATTGTAGATGAGCAAAATACATTTGGTGGTTCTTTTCAAAAAGGTGAAGTCATTACAGGTTCTACTTCAGGTGCAACTTCAACTGTTTTGGCAGAAGACACAATAGTAAATAGTAAATTATTCATTTCAGCAAACAATGGTTGGATAACAGGAGAAACTATAACTGGTTCTACTTCAGGTGCAACTGCTAAAGTCGGTAAGTATCGTGCAAATCCAGTTGAGAACATACAACAACTTTTAAACTATTCTGATCCTGACCATACAATAACTGATTTCTTAACTCAAATGAAACAGGAGTTTCTTAATACGATTCCTGCTGATACAGATGACGCTATAAGTACAAGAAAACTAATTAAGAATATTAAATCTCTATACAGAGCAAAAGGTACTGCAAAAGCACACAAGGCTTTCTTTAGAATATTATTTAACGAGCCAGCAGAAGTTTATACTCCAACAGATGATATGTTAAGAGTATCAGATGGCTCTTGGAATGTTCAAACATTTATTCGTTGTACTCAAACATTCCTACAACAAGCACAAGATCCTATCTTTTTAACAGGACAAACAATTACACAAGCAAATGATCCTGCTGATGGTGATGTAAATGAAGCAACTGCAATTGTAGAAAACATAATTAAATTCCAAGAAGGTAGTGTAGAAATAATTGAGATTTTACTTAACCTAGAAACTATAACAGGTACCTTTGTCAATGGTGCCGAGGTGACTGGAATAAAAAATGATGATGAAGATGTCACTATTGGTATAACTGTATCACAAGGATTAGCAACTGCTGTAATTACAAATAACGGTAATACATTAACAGTCGGTGACGAGGCAACTTTAACTGGCGGTGCAGGTGCTGGAGCCAGAGTTCAGGTACAAGATATATCTGGTGCAGGTGTTTCAGAAGTTATTGTCGATGCTGTTGGAGAAAATTACGAAGAAGGAGATGTTTTAACATTTAGTTCAGGTACTGCTGAGGCAAAAGTGGCAGTTGTAAATGGTGGGTTTGCACCAGAAACAGGAAGTGTAGATGTTCATGTAGAATTAGAAACAGGAACAATTACAGGTACTGGTTCAGGTGATCTATTACTTGAGGATGCGGTTGATAATGGTCGTGGTGGTAAATTTATAGATTCTTCTTCTACTGTAAACGATTTTAGAATTAGAGTTGATTTAGAAAATGAAGTTGGTGCAATATTAAGTGAAGAATATGTAGAAGGAACAGCTGGTCTAGTATATATTGTAAATCAAGATAGTGAACCAGATCAGGCATACAATATGGAAGATGATGACCATATCGTATTAGAAGATTTTACAGCTTCAGCAGATCATATTGGAAATAAAATAGTTCAAGAGAATGCTACAGGCACAGGTGATATAACAGATGTAAGAATGATTGCAAGTGGTTCTGGTTATACAACTTTACCCACAGCAACAATTGATGGAGTAAGATTTATTGGATTAGAAGACGCTACATCTTCTGAGATATCTGACTTTAGTCGTATCGAATTTGAAGACGGCGGAAGAGTATTAAACGAATCTACTTTTGCTGTATTGAATGTGACTGGTGCAACTGTGATACCTTTTGGTGATGATATTGGTAGAGCAACATCATTAAACATTATTGAACATGGTATAGATTACACATCAGCACCAACTTTAGCATTTCCTCATTACGCTGTACTTAAAACAGTTTCAGGAACGATATCTGCAAACGAAACATTTACATCAAACGTAAGTGGTGCAACAGGTACGGTAGTTGATTTTACAGCACCTCTTTTAAAATACACAGCAACAACAAGTGAGTTAGAAGTTGGTGATACGGTTACATTTTCTGGTACTGAAACTGCCATTGTAGTAAAAACTGATCCACTAACAGGTACTGCAACAATAGGTACTCAGATTACAACTGCTGGAAAATATATAAATCAAGATGGACAACTTTCTGAAGGTTCTAAAAAAATTCAAGATAGTTTATACTATCAAGATTATTCTTATGTTATAAGAGTTGCTGAATCAATTAACAAGTGGAGAGATTCAATCAAGAGAGCGGTTCATCCTTCTGGATTTTATGTAACAGGAGAGGTAAACATTCAAACAAGATTAGCAGGTGGTGTTAAACAACCAGTTGGTGCTACTTTACAATCAGGATTGTTCTCTGGTACTTCTGACAGTCCAATTTACATGAGATTAAATACATTGTTCTCTACTATCTTTGGTAGAAGAACAGGAGTTGGATTAAAGTTTATGAGTAATGCTGTTCAATTAGATGGTAAGACTTTAAGATCAAGATCAGCCGCAAGTGCAGGATATCCTGT